TAAGGCTTTTCGCAATCTCTTGACCAGAGGCTCCGCTTAACTCACCGCCGCCAGAAACACCATATAGTAACTCGACGTCAACTTTACTCATGCGTCAAACCTCCTATTTATGCTTATTGTTTGTATATATCTCCTATATCTGCGGATTTTATATCAAACCTTTTCTTATTGAGCTTCATAAATTCATCAACAGTATTTTGCATAAATCTAAGTGCATCTCTATGAGCTGTAGCTCTAATTCTAATACCATGTGAATCCCAGTAGCCAATTGGTGGCTCGCCATTCTTGATATCCATACCATTGTTAAATAACGCCAAAATGTTTTCAATGTATTCGCCAGTGTAATAACCAACAATTGATTCACGCCTTAATAATTCGTGGTCAAATTCTATGCTAACTTTATACATGCCTTTTCCCACCTTTTCAGGTCGAGAAATTGTTGCATGATTAACTGTTTGTTGGATGATTTCACTTAGCCCATCACTAACTTCTGGCTGTGAAACTGCGTAAAGTTTTAAAATGTCTAAATATTTCTTCGCATTATCGGAGTAATTATTTTTTGATATAATTCCGTCTTGGTTGAGTTGTTTGCCAAACTTTTGATTTTTGTCAAAAGCCTGTTCTCTTAATTGTTGCACTTTTTCTTTACCCGCCGTGCTATTAGCGTACTTTTTGGTTTTTTGAACTATGGAATCGATATTAATCATTGCTTGCCTCCATTTTGAATAAAAGGTGTATTTTATTTACCATCCTCCCATCTCTCAACGTCCCAAGTTTGCATTTCATTCCATATCTTGTCTACAAATGAATTCCCGCCTAATTTCTTATATTGAATATACATGTGCTCTACATTTTCAAATTCATATCTGCCAATCTTTCGGCTATTATTGTGTTTGTAATAAGCTGCTAAAATTCTATCTCTTAGTAGGCATTTATCAGTTTCGACTTGATTTCTTTTCTGCTCTTCTTCTTGCATTCTATCTTTTTTAATTCCGAGAATCCATTGACGAAATGGCTTGATTATCATCATACTCAATGTAAAAGCAGAAGTAGTAGTACAAATGACCAAATTTATTATTGTTAAAGTGTCCATTTGACATTACCGCCTTTCTTCTTTTTTATTAAAAAAAAATGCCCTAGATGGGCATTTTAACTTATATATAATTATCTATCCCACATTATTTTGTTGTATTTTCTGTATGTATTTTACTTATGATGTCTTCAATATCTGCATTTTGGAATTTACCAAGTAAGTTTTTGATTTCATCAAGGTTTATATTTTTAAATTGGTCTGTGATACCGTCAATAAATGATGTTAATTTGTTAGCAATAGAATTAAAATTTTTGTTTGCTATTGCAGTATCCCTGTATGCTTTAATGAGTTCGTCAGCTTCTTGAAAAACACTTTCAGCTTCGTTTCCTACAATTTCCATGATTTTCTCATAAAGAGAAGTATTCATTACTAGTTGATTCACCATTTTCATTTCAGCGTCGGTTTCAGAAGGAAGTTCTAAATCCGTGAAATAAGTGATAACCGAGAAACGTTGTGCATAAGTTCGCAATTCAGGTTGATAACTTTCTACCATAGGGTCAAGGTTTTCGCCTTCTTCGCTTATACATACAAACTTATAAATATCTTTTGTCATTGCAAGTCTATCCTCGAAATCTAATTGAGGAAAAACTTTAATGTGGATTTCCTCTGCTGGTTCAGTATTTAATTTAATTACTAAATCAACAGGTTCTTTTTTATCATTTTTAATTAATTTTGAAACAATTTGTTTGTTTTTTGTTTTACTCATTCCTTTTACTCCTTATCTTTTTCTTTATTGTTATAATCTGTTTTAGCTTCTTTGATTTGTTTATAAAATAGGCAATCATCTTGAGATATGCCTTCTTGTATATACCCAGCCTTCACTCTATTTAATAAAGAGCAATTTCTAGAGTATCTACCGCATCCTTTACACCTATTTTCGTAATTTTGCAATTTATCATTATTATCGAAAATACCAATGTAAGAAACTGGATGTATTGATATTTCGATGTGGGGGTCTTTGCTGTTATAATAAATACGTTGTACCCTTTCACACACGATATTATCATCCTTCCAAACTACTTGCGTATTAGTAATTGCATCTAGCATAACTTTAAAATAGTTATTGCAGTCCATGTCAGTTCTTGGGAAATAAAATACGGTGTCCACATATAAGTGAGAGTTTGCTACATCTTCTATGTTCCAATTCTGCTTTTTGGCTTCCTGGGTTACATATTCTTGAAACTCTTTTTGATAAGTTGTTGCCTCTTTAGTTTTATAACTACAAGCAATTGACTTACCAGTTTTGGTTTTTACCACTCTATATGATAAATAATGATTTACGCTTGGTGGGATGGGCGAAATTAGTTTTAATTCACTACTCATAGATTTCCACCTTTTGAAAAAGACGGCATATTACTACACCGCCTTTTTAATTTCTAATTATTAAGCTTCTGTACCTTCGTCTTCTCCGCCAGTAACTTCTTCTTGAGTTCCGTCTGAACGAGTGATTGTTAACAATTTACCAGCATCGTCTGTTGCAAGTTCAAATTCAACTTCAACTTCGATTGGGTCTCCTGCTCCATCATAAGTGATATTTAAAGCTCTTTTTACTTTTGCTTTATGGAAAAGTAAATCTTCACTTATTTTGTTACCATCTTTATCTTGCCATACTGTTTCAGATGTAATTGTGTAGTATGGAGATATAGTACCATCAGCTGTATTTTCAAATACGATTGTATTTGATGCATCTTTAACATCCTTACCAGCAAGTAATGTTAAGATTTCAGCAGTGATAATTTGTGTAGTTAATTTGAAAGTACCTGTAAGTGGGTTGTTAAAACCAACTTTGTTACTTCTTGCTTGTCCACCAGTAGCCCAAACTGAATCGCCTTCGATTGCAATTTCACTTACGTTAGCGAAGTCAATGTTCATTACTGGAACATCTGATTCAGCACCAGTATAGCTACCATATGAATAAAGCTTTGTGTTTAAACCAAAACGGTTAGCAAGTTGACTATTTTTTTCTAACATGTCTTTATTCTCCTTTAATTGTTGTTTATGTTTTTAAGCCAATCCCCAAATTTAAAATCTTTTCCGCCATGATTACTATAAATCATCTCATTAAGGTCAACCGTGCGGATATAGTTATATTGGAAAAATTGGTCATATAGTTGGAATACCGTTAATTCATAAACATTAAGCAAATTGTATGAAGGATGTACTACACACAGTTTTGATATAATGTTCCCAAGAGAGTATTCCGAATCTTCTTTCTTGGTTGATGTTTGTGCTTGTTTCGCTAAATATTGTTGTGCCTTTTCCCATCTAGATAACGCTTCTTTTGAAGATTTCTCAGGTGAAGCAGGTGCCTTATCTTTGGAAAGTCCAACGTAATTTAACTGCAAAATAATATCGCTAAATTGTTTAAAATTATTTCTGTTTATTTTGCCTACGACCTTTGATTCTTTGTCAAAAACAATATAAGATTTCTCTTTATCATCCCATCCAATTCTGTCATCGGTCATAAAAAAAGCTATTGCTTCCGCTAATAGCATTTTGATTTGAGGTATTAAAGTCATAATGTCAAAACACTCAAAATTTTCTGGCGCTTTTTCTAATGCCCTTAATCCTAATATAGATAATTTTTTTGCATTTTCTAATAATTGTTTTTTATTCCATGCAAATAAATTAATGTATAATGCGTACTTATTCCAACCCACACCCGATGTTGGTTTTAATTCTCGTAAATAAGGCGAACGCACATGCCCTATATTATCGATATATATAGCGTCTCCGCTTATTAAATCAGCATATTCCAGTTTCATCGATATTCTCCTTGATATTAAAATCAGGAACAACATAAGTTATTTCCCTCATTGTAAAACTCGGATTCGATGATGTTAAACTTTTTACTGATTGCAAAGTAAGTTTACCAATACCAAAGATTTCACTACCATTTAATAATAAGTCTATGTATCTAACCAAATTATCTCTACGATTACCCATTAAGCCTTTAAAAACTTTATGGTCTAGTTTCATAAATTGCTTATGACAAGCAACGGTTACATATAGTTTCATACCTTTTATTTGCTTATTTGATACGCTAGGAACATCTGCCTCTACCCAAATATAGGCTTCGGCTTCAGTGGTAGTTTTGTCAACATATTCATAATCATAGATATTGTTTTCTAAAACTTTGTCAACATCATCGTCCGTAACTTTTTTAATGTTTCTTAATAGAGCAATGCAGTTTTTATCACCAGCAAGTTTTAATATAACCTTTGCTGGATAATCTACAAGCTCGTCTAAATGAGTCTTAGCCAATTGTTACCACCTCTATCACCTTGTCGGTTGCTTGATATTTATTGTTATCATCGCATACAGACAATGTTATTTCTGTTCCAATTAAATCATCATCAAAAGGCACTTGAACTCTACAAGAATTTCCTTCTGCAGTTATTGTAAATGTAGCAGGAACTACCGACCATTTAAAGTCAATATTGTCTTCAATAATGTTTCCATCATTGTCAAATATACTTACTATGTATTCTCGAGAGCCTCCTATTCTAATAGTATCTTTACCATTAATTTGGTATGAACCCGAAATGGTTTCATCTTTAGTGTTTTCGGTATTTTCTTCTGATGTATCGTTCGCAATAAAATCACATATTAATTCTTGAATATTGTCCGTCTCTTTATTAAAGATGTCGTTAGCCAATTGTAGTTTTAATAAATGACTTCCTGCTCCCACATTTTGATTTATTGTGTCTATCCAAGTTACTTTCATAACTTGAAGTATTTTTTCACGATTTTGATTAAACATTGTGCCAATACAAAATCTTTTGTCAATATAGATTTGTTCAGTTTCTTCGTCTAGTGGAATGTACATAGGATATTTAGCATCAGCAGTTGTGATTGCCTTTTCCGTTGTGTTTGAATATGAACCATCATCAATTACACCATAGCGTTCGATGATTGTGCTATTATTGTTTTGGAATCTAAACAAGTGATTACATAACCACATTTCCCCAGATGTCAAGCCATATTCATCTTTAAATAGTTTAACGACAAGCCAATGTTCATCGTAGCACTTTACAACGTCTCCAATATACATTGTATCTTCTGGAAATAACGAAACTTTGCATACTTGCGGAGTTTCACGTATTGCCAAAATTGGTTTAACAATCCCGTTGCATTCCGCCATTGGTTGATAAGAAGGGCTATTAGAAGCGAGTTCTTTAAAAGAGGCGGCTGCTGAGCGCATTGATTGTCTCCTATTTGATGTTCCTCGACGAGTTAAATAGAAATCATATGTATCCCAGTCGGTACCGTTCTTACTCACTCTACTTTCCTCCTCCAAACAATTTTTTCATATCATCAAGACTACGAGTGCAATTTAAAACAATTCTTCTCCAGTCTTTAAATTCCATGTTTGTATGGTTGCGAAGATAATTCAAGTTGTTTATTACATAGATATAAGCTTTAGACTCTTCTAAACTACAATAAGTAGAAACAGCTCCTTCTGCTGTAATCACAAGTGAATAAATATAATCCTCAATATGATTGTTTTTACCAGCATCGGTCGCTTCTTTCATGGGCAACAACTTGAATACATCATTACGAAGTTTTAATAAAAATGTAGAAATATTATTCATTTGAGTCACCACCTGTTTTTAGTTTATCTAAATCACTATGTCTAAACGAATACTCATTGATTTTACCTTGATACTCTAATCTAACAGCATCTCTTAAGGATACAATTTCTTTTAAAAGGTTTGCAGGCGAATAAGTATTGTAATCTTTTCTAGTCATAGTATTATGTAGCAATTCGCTATTTAAAGCTCTTTGGCTAAGCCAATGATAAGCCAAACCTAAAGCCAAAATTTCTTGTTCTTCGTTGCCTAAAGTATTATTGAATTGCTCTTGCTCATCATCATAATCATTTAAGTCAACTATACAAGCATGTTGAAAATCAACTTGTGCTTGCATTAAGAAGTTGCGCATAATAACATCACGTTTGTCTGCATAAATATCTAAGAAACCGTAGTCTGAGAAACGGAACATTGCTCTATTATAAATTTCAGAATATTTTGTTGCCATTTATTTCTCTCCTAATTTTCAGTATCTTCTTCTGCTTCTTTAACTAATTCGTATCCTAATGCTTTTTCAAATGCTTTAATCTTTGAAACAGAGTCAAGAAGTCCGCTTTTAACATATTCATTGATTGCTGTTGCAAGATTTCTCTTTGCGTCTTCGCTCATAAATGATACTTTTTCCTCGATTTGAGCTTCAGTCCAATTACAAATTGTTGTAAAATCTGAAGGTTCTACTAAATTGGTGTAATGTTTAACAATACCTAATGTTTTATAGATATCTGCTGTTTTAGCAGTGCAGTTATAACCTTCTTCAATACCTAGGATAATAACCCATTGATTTGAGAAAAAGCTCATTTGTGTTGCTTTCATTGCTCTTAAATCGCCCATAGTTAAAACTTGGGTTTCACCACAACGACTCCAAAGAGTTTCTTCACCTGTTCTAGCATTTTTATAAACTAATGTTCCCATAACGTTACTTTTAACTTTAACAAGAACACTATCTTCGATACGACTATTTGTTGTAGTATCCTTTAAATTTAATTTTGCTTTTTCATTATCTTCTGAAATAAAATTGTTTATTTTTTTATTTTGTTTTTTTGACATAATTTTCTCCTTAAAATTCCTTTTATTTTATAAAAAAGACGGAACAACAACACTTGTGTTATCCCGCCTTAAATCACTGATTAGGCGATAGTGTAAACACCTAATTTTTCAGCACAGATTATACCTGTACCATATGCTTGACCATAAACATATTCTTGAGTAAGGTCATTGTTAGCTGTAGCATCTCTTTGAATAAGGATACCTGCACCTTCGTTAACAACTTTGATTGGTTTGTCATCACTTGCGATAACGAACAATTTGTTGTTGTCTAATGCAAATGTTTTACCATCAGCAGTGTGTGCTTGTTTTAAAGCTACCATTTCAGTTCCGTTGAACTTACCATAGTAACCAACGTTGTACATATCACTCTTAGCTTCGTCAGCAACAACAGCAGTTGTAACTTTTCTTAAAGCAGTTTTTGTACCAAGGATACGAGCTGTTTTACCTGTAGCAGCTTCAACGTGTTCGATTAATTCTAACAATTTGTCTTCAGTGTAAGAACCACTTATAACATATTGAGCACCTAAGTTAGCTGTATTAGCAGTAACGTTTCTTAATGCTTTGTAAGCATCAGCAAGAACTTGTTTGTTGAATGCAGTAGCAACTCCGTCGATGAATTTATCGAAAGAGATTTTACCAGCAAGTAATCTGTTAAGTTCTTCATAAACTCTAGCAATTTTCATTGATGTTTTAACAGTAACTGTTTCTCCACCAGAAATTCTTTGACGTCTAACGCCTTGAACACCAGCAGCAGCATCTGCAACTACGAATGTAGCTTCGCCTTCAGTAACGAATTCATTAACGTCTCCTTCAGCGATGTTTTTGTATTCTACAAGTTCAAAAATTGGGTTGCTATCAGTAAGACCAACTTCGATAGCAGCTTCGATTAATTCTTCAACCATGTCGAATAAAGCACTTCCTCTGTGGAATGTCTTAAAATTAATTTTTTCAGAACCACCGTTAGCTTCGATTAAAGCAGCACGAAGAGATTCTGCAGCGTCGCTAGTTGAATAGTTACCAGCAACTTTGCCATTCATGATATCGATGGCAACTTTTCTAATATCTTTCATTTCCATAATATTGTTTCCTTCCCTTTATAAATTTTATTTTTAGTTTTTAATTATTTTTTTGATTATTAAGCAACTTCGATAACAATCCATTCGCCTTCGATAGCGATAACTTTACCGATAACAGTTGAACCTTCAGTAGCTTCAGCAACAACTTTCATTTTTGTGCTAGCTTGAGCTTCAACGATAGAACCAACTTCTGCTGTTCCTTCAAGAGCTTCTGCTGTTACAGAGAACATATCTCCAGAGATTAATCTATAAGCACGGATGATATCTCCTTCTTGGTTAACGAAGTCAGCAAGAGTGTGATATGCTTTTTCTTTTACAACTTCAGGTGTTGCAACAAGAGCAAGATTTCTTAATTCAGATGCTGCTGTAGGAGCAGTAGCTTCACGAACTTCTCTTTCACCTTCTAATAAATCACCGATAACTACAATGTTACCATTTTCAATTTCACCATCAAACTTAGCAGAAACAAGGTTTTTGCCAAGGATAGTGCCTGACATATTGTCAGTTCTAACACATGCGTATTTAGCCATATTTAATTACCTTTCCTTTTACAATTTATTTTATTTTTCCACTCTTTGGTGGGTATTTTGAGAAAAATCCGCCGTATGGTTCTTCTGTTTTAGAAAAATCTATAGGCATTTTGTTTTCTGGCTTTTTGTCTGTTTTTACAGACATCGTTCTGCCACGGATTGCAAAGCACTTTTCTCTTAATGCTTCAGCAGTCTCGAACGACATTTTATCCTCGACTAGTTGTGAGAATTCCTCATTACCAGTCAAATCAGAGAATTCAGAAACGACAGCATCGTATTCATTTATTCGGTCAGCCTCTAAACGTTCCGCACGGAATTGTTTAAGTTCTTCATACTCAGCTCTTTCTTTGTCAACTTTCTCAACTTCTTCTAATGTTAAGAACTTAAGTACAACAGTAACAAATTCACCTTCAAAAGTTGCTTTATTGTCTTCACTAACTGTATATTCAACTCTGCAATATCTTTCTTCAGCGTCGGTTGTTGCTCCAAACTTAATTTCTCTTATGTAGGCATACTTTTCGTCAAAATCACATAAACAATAGATTATGCAGTTTTCATCATTACACTCGCAAAGTGAATCGCAAGCCATTGATAAAGCTTTGACTTTTTCAGTATAAGTTTGAGAAAATTTAACTGTTTCTGATGGGATTTGGTCTTGAGTTTCATCTGCAGAAAACTCTTCTTTTTCTTCTTCAGGCTCTTCTTTGTCGCCTTCTGGTTCTTCATCATGGTTTTCTTCGTCAGACTCTTCATCAGCAGATTCGGGTTCATCTTTTTCTGTTTCTTCTGGAACATCTTCTGCTTTAGGTTCTTCTTCAGAAGTTTCTTCAACTTCTTTCTTGTCGAACTCAGCAAGTTTTTCCCTTAACTCTTCTTCAGTCATGTTTTCGGTTATTTCAAAACTCAAATCTTCTTCTTTAAGACCAAATTCTGCTAAAACCGAATTGTAAACTTCGATTGTCAACCTTTCTTCTCCTCCTTTATTAGTCTTTATAGCATGGAAACATTCACTTAACTCTTGTTTAAACTCTTGCATCAAATCATTGAATTTAGAGTCATCAAGTGAAAAATGATATGGTTCAACACGACTATCTGGGAAACATGGTTCAACATGATACTCAGCGTCGTCACTTTTTCCCAATAAACATAAAGCAGAAAACGAATAATCCTTGATGTCGATGTATTTATCATCGTCCTCAAAAGTTTCGTAAGCTTTTACATTGATTTCCATACTCTGACCGAAATAGATGTCATCACTGTAAATAGCTTTACATAAATCGGGATATCGTCCAGTCCACAAAACAACATTTGAAACCAAATAAGTTGCTTCGTTTCCAGTACTATCAATAAATGTTTCATAGTGAATATCGTTGTTTTCTGGAACAACACCAAATGGAACGCACATACTTTTGAAGACATATTTGTTATCTTCATCACGTACTATGGTCATATCATGACCACCCATATGATATTCACCATCTTCGTCAACATAAACATGTCCTACGACAGGTATGTTGTATATGGTAGGCAAGGCTTTTTGTGTAGCCTCGTCGGATATGTGTGAATAATTCCTGTTCTTACCTAATGCAAGAACATAACACTTACATAGTGTCATTTCATCATTTAATGGTTTGACAGGAGTTATCTTGGCATTGTAGCCTAAAATTTCTCTTCTATTCATCGTTCCTCCCATCTAAAATCTAAGTTTATTTTCCATAACCACTGGAGTATCAGCAAATTTCAAATTTAAAACTTGCAAAATCTCAGGTGATACAGGAAACACATAGACATCTTGTTTATTTTGCTTTTCTTTTACATAAGAAAAACCGCTTCTGTATAAAACTTGGGCGGTTTTTTCATCTAATATTTTTATAAATTTACCATTCATAGTTATATTTTCCATAATATTCCTCCTTACCTATTGCTGTTTGAGTCATTGTCTCTCGTTTGCTCGCCAGAATCAGATAATTCATCATCCGAAGATTCTGGACGACCTTGACGAGAAAGCTCATCAGAAGAAGCATTATGACTGTTAACCATTGGTTTTAATAGTTCATCTATTTGAATAACATCATTTTCAAGATAAGATAATCCTTCTACATCTGCTTGTGTTATTCCTAATGCAGCAGCATAATGTGATTTAGCCAAACCAAAAGCAACTGCGCCTTTATACATCTCTATAAATTCATTGCGATTATAGATAGTTATAGGTAGAAGTGTTATCTTAAATTTGTTTGTACCTGAAAAATGTGTCTTTAGATATAAATTCAACATTCTTTCTATTTGTTGAACAATACCAAGAACATAATTTTCATCATTTTGTATAGCAAGTTTAGTTACACCCGAAGTATTATTAGATACACCGTGTAGTAAACCTGATGTACCAGCAGTAGTCCAATAGTTGTCTATTGCTCTACTTACATTATCAATTTCTGCTGTGGAGCCACTTTGTTCAAAATCAAATGATTTTAATGTGAATGGAGATATTGCTAAACCTACTCCATCACCGACAGCATTTTCTAGTTGAGTATAGTATTTTAAATACATATCCCAACCAATTAAAGGTTTTCCATTATTATCTATAGGCACTTCACCTGCAATCATTTTGTAATTATTAAGTTCATCTTTTGTTTCTTGTAATGAGATTGCATTTGCAATAGTGTATAATGAAGGCATAACCGCTCCAAATGGCGGTATGCTGTATTCAATAATGCTTGGGTCTGCTTTTATACATACAGACACATCCATCGGGATTTCTTTCCATTTGATTTTATCTTTTTCATATTCAGCATATAAATCTTGAACAACTTTTGGATAGAACTCCAATTTATCCTTTCCTATTTGAGACATATCTACAGAATATAAGAATACTCCATCTACCATAGATGAAATTTTACAAATGTCACCACTTATTCTTTGTATAAATGAACCTGTTCCATCTGATATTCTAACGCCATAATACGCACCTTCTCTTAATGCAACGTTCATAAGTGTTCTGCAAGTTTCAGGCAAATTCATTATTTCTAAGTCATGAGCAACTTTTAAATATTGTTTCTTGAAATTTTCAGCCTTTTTACCTGCTAATTTTGTTTTATCAAATCCCAAAGGAGAAATCACATAAGACCATGTGTATAAGCCTGAATAATAATTAATCAAGCGTTGATAATGCATAGATGACAAATAAAGATATATAGAAGCATTACGTAAATTTTTCTCGTTTGCTGATGGGTTTTGAAGCCATTGTATAATGTTTTCTTTCGTATAAGTTGAAAATGAAGCTGCTCGTGTTGCAGAACTATTCTTTTGAAGATTATTTACTGTTCTTTTTTGAACTACTTTCGCAAATTTTTCCATCGCTTCTGCAAACTGAACTCTTTCGTCTTTTTCTTTCATTTTTGCTTCTAGGTCTTCAATCTTTCGCTGCATTTCTTTACGATTCATATTTTCCTCCTTTTAATGTTTAGATTTTATTTTTGGTGCACGGAACTTTAAGACTAATTCATCAACTGTTGAAGTTGACGTGGCTGCTATAAGTTCACGTTCTTTTTGTTTTGCCACATAAATGTTATAACTCAATGAGCTATAACGGTCTTTTCTTTTACCTGCCTTCTCTTTAACTCTAATAACGTTGTCTTTTGTCTCATATTCAAGTTCTACTAACTCGTTTGCTAACAATGTAGTATTTACATACGGGAGTTTTAAAGCCATTTTATCTTGAGCAGGCAATTTGTTGTATCCAGGAATTTCTTGAAGAGCGTCTTCAACGTCATATCCTGTTTCCGACATAAGTAGTCGTACTTGATTTTGTTTTAGTGCTTCACGCAATCCTAATGCACATTGCGAGTTAAACAATGGATTACCATTGACTGCAAATATCTTTTGAGGTGCGTCAGGCACTCTACATCTCTCAGCAATTTCTTTATTATTGCAACATGATAATGCTGGATATGTAACACCTGTGTTTGCATCATATAAGTCTGTCATAATCATATCTACGACGCCCAAACCAACACCTTTAACGTCAATTACTAAATAATCAACATCAAATTCTTCTATTAACTTCCTAATAGATAATGCTTGTTCGTCAGTTCTAAGTCCTTCTTGGTTTGTGGTATATGTAATATTGCTAACATACTTACCACCACTAGCAGGAATTAACTGATTTAAGAAAATAGATGTAGCGTCGTTTTTGTTAACTTTTGATGACATTAACGCAATATCGGCTGATAATATTCTTATCTCGCCAGTTTGTTTTGCAGGAATTGCTAATCTTTTATCGGCTAGTCTTCTTTCCGCAGATGGGAAGAATGGATATTTAATTTTTCTATTTTTGGCAATATCTTCATAGTTATATAATCCACCTTCAGTATCAGAGAAGAATAGACATTCCATTTCCATCATCCAAGTAACACTATTGAAATCACTTTCTGACATTTCATCTTCAACTTGTTCTCTACTCAGTAAATTTTCTTTAATAGCAAGTTGATATGGTAACGCACAAATAAAATATTTTCTCTTATCGTCTACTAGATTTGCCGTATATGTTTTTGCTTTCTCATAAGACCAGTGTGATTGGTACCAGCATGACGACATATATATTTCTTTGTTTCTTTCGCTTAGATGTTTAAATTCAGATTTGTTTAAATATCCTGGTTGTCTAGGAGCAATCAAGAATTTTCTTAAAACTGCTTGTATAACATTTAATGGAACTAATCTAAACTCGTCACAAACTAAAATGTTGGCACGAGCACCTCTGGCATTATCAGAAGCTGTTACGACCTTAATTCTTGAACCATTAAAAAATTCCACATAAGCATCCGCTTGACTTGTGGAATAATCTTTTATTTCACTGCGTAAATTACCCGATAAGGGCATCAGTATGGTCGTAATTTTCTCAATTACTTCTATTGCCTGTCTTCGTCTACCTGATGCGACACAAATTCTTGTTCCAGGATATAAAATACATCTAACTACACAAAAAATTGCTGTTAAAAATGTTTTACCTAAACCTCTGCATGCCAAGAACATAAAATAGTTATTAAAGTTCATCATACAGATTAATATTTTCTGAAAGGGCTTTAATGTAATGTTTAAATAATCTTTACAAAACCTATGAGGATTTTCTCTATAATAAGCTGTCCTCTTGGCAACAGTATTCATAATCTTATCTGCTTTACCTTGGACAACTTCTTGTTCGGTTAATTTACGCTTCTGTGTTATCGCCATCGTCCGCACCTTCTTCATCTGAAACTGAATCATCTTCATATCTAGGTTGCTCAACAGTATATTTGCCCATTTCTTCATCATAAAGTTTGCTGTAATCATTTTCTATGTTCATCGTTTTTGCTAAATGTCCATAGAAGAAAACATCAATATACTTTTTAATATTGTCTACATCTTTAAATTCGTCTTCTGCTTCTGGAATAGGGTTTTCGTCTTCCCATTTTTTTATCAATGTACCAAAAGTATTTTGCTCAACGAGTGAATTGTCGTTATTTTGACTTGGTTTTAAATTAGCCGACCCCAATAAATCTTGGAAAGATTTAGTAGCTTCCGCAACACCTTTTGAATTATTTTGTTGTTGAGCTCTTCTAATTGATAGTTGTGCTATACATATAACTTTAAATAATTCTTCTTGTGCTTTTGTTTTTGCTTCATATCTTGTAATCCACTCATCATATTGCTCACGCAAAAAGTGATATTCGTCTGGCTTATAACCAGCGCCGAACATTTCAACATCTTCTGTTGATACTTGCAATTCTCCATCTTCTGGATTAATTGTGCTATCTTGCAAATCTGCAATACTATCTATTGTGTCTTTGCTTTTTTCCATCACAGTATCTAGATATGTTGAAGTTTTTTTGTTTTGAACTACGTTCATTTTACTAGGATATAATCCTATTCTAGTTTTACCAGCCGACATACTTTTTTGTGTCATTGCTGCCACGTCGTCTGAGTAATACCAGTCAAAAAGCTGGCAACATCTTTCTATCGCATGCTCCTCATTGCCAGAATAATAATCTACTAATTGTAGATAGTATTTATCGACACAAGATTTGCAGATACTAACATATCCATTGTTACCTGCAAATAGAGGGGAGCTTGTAACAGAGAAATTGTTCTTTTGGTGTTTATACTTCTTACCACAGCAAGTACAATAATATTCTCTATCATCGTCAGGTGTTGCTTCGATTTTAGTTATTTTAGCGTCAGGATTTATCTTTTTTTTACTGTTCGCTGATAACTTTGCATTAGTAAATTTTGTCCCTCCAAAAGGGCGTCCCTTTGTAGCCATTATTTCCCTCCTTCCTTTATTTCGTCAAAATCCATAATAATTTATAATATCTTCTCACAATTACACTGCTTATTTTCTTTCCGATAAGAAATATTTCTTCCAGCAAATGTTGGTAATTGTGAATTACAATTAGGACAAACTAATCGTAAATTTTCTATACGATTGTCATGATTTTGTCCGTTTATATGGTCGAGTATTAAAACTAATCTCTTACCATTCCACTCATCATCACAACCACATACAGAACAATGTCTTAAATCGACATCTTTTCTTCTGTAAAAGAATTTTCTCAGTGTTTTCTGGTCGGCAGTTGAATTTAAGCAAAATACATTACCTTCGTTCCTTTCAATATTTTTCTGACTTTTAATAAGAAAATGTGAATAATCAATATTATTTTCCTTACAAAACCTCTTAAATATTGATAATAGATTGCCGCTTGCTACACAGTAGCCACAGTTAATTAAAATGTCACTTAATGAATGAGAATTAGATATAATTTCTTTAACTTTATCAACGCCTAACAATTGAAATTTGTTTTGCATTGAATTCTCCTTTCGTTAATAAAAAAGCCCATTATAGTAATGGACTTAAATGAATTGTATTTAATGTGGTAGTGCTGGAGAGAATTGAACTCTCGTTACCGCTGTGAAAGAGCGATGTCTTAACCACTTGACCACAGCACCATAAAATATGGTGGAGAATACAAGATTTGAACTTGCGACCCTCTGCGTGCAAGGCAGATGCTCTACCAACTGAGCTAATTCCCCTTGTGTGTTTATCCTTAATACTTTTCTATTTTGTACGGGCGTTTTGCATTATAGGTGCCCAAGACCTACCCACGAATTTACTTCCACGCTTTCGCTTGCCAGTTACTTACGTCCTTATGTGGTGGCTCATTATAGACTCCCCGTTCACACGAGTGTAGTCCAACTCTCAATATCATTAACGTAAGTTATATTTTTGAGTTGAAATCATAAGATTTTTGAGTCACATAGGTTTCCTCTACCCATTTTCAAGGATACCAGACTTACATCTCTACAAATAGGTTAATTAATGTAAGTTGTTGTCGCCGTACGCACGACTTATATAACATAGGTCTGGCATAAAAGCCAGCCTATGCGCTGATGAGCCCGCAGGTATTCATCAATCAAACCTAAAATAAATCATCTAAATCTTCGTCATCATCACGAATAACATAGATTCTTGTGGTTTCAGAACTTTCATGTCCTAATAATGCACGAACGCTCTCTATATCTTTACCATCCTCTACAACTAATTGAGTTGCTGCTGATTCACGCCATAAGTGTGGGTGAATTCTGCGTCCAACTATCTTTTCAAAATCGTTAGCGCACCAACTATTAAATGTTGTTTCTCCAACTTGTTTTGCTTTGCCACCATATCTAGTAACGAAAACATACGGACAATCATCGTGCCACACTTCGTTACGATAATCTATCCATTTTTTAATAGCGTCCATCGCTCTTTGGCTAAATGCAAGTTTTCTTACTTTGCCAATTTCTGATTTCCCTTTACAACGAATTGGATGAGTTTGATAATATTTTACTTCTTTATATTGAATATTGCCTTCTTCATCTACATATTGTTTGGTTTTAACAATAGGTTGAGCATCAACTACACTTTTAAGTAGTTGACGACTCTCTGCTCTACGACAACCAGTAGATAATGTAAATTCCAAGTAGGCTATTTTTTGCCATTCTTCTTGTTCTGTTAGAACTTCAATTAATGTATTAAATTCTGCTTTAGTCAAAGGTTCTTTTTCATGAACAAAAGTTTTTGGTGGTCTTTTAATGCTTTTATTAATAAAGTTTCTAAACATAGGATAATCATCATGATAATATATTTCTATATAACCATTTAAAGATGATATTGCTGCTCTTTTATTATTAATATCTGCTGAACCACAACCACGATTAAACAACCAATTTTGGAATCTCTTGTATTCTAAAGGTTTAATATCTAGTTGAGATTTATTACCTAAATTGTCTTTCACCCACTTAAACCATATCTTTAAATTACTCTCATAGGCTTTTTTTGTAGCAGGGGAAAACTCTGTAGAATTAGCAAGAAAATCATCCAAAATAAACAAGTTGAAATCGTTAAATGACTTAACTTCTTCATCTGTTATATTGATTAGCTTCTTCACTGTTTTCCTCCCGTTTTAATTTATTGGTTATTCTTCATCTTCGGATTCTTCACTACCTGCACTACTTGCACGTTTGAAAACAATAATATCTTTATCAGGAATCGTCATAAGCTCACCAGTTTTTGGGTGTCTTAATTGTTTTCCTTTACGTATATCGTGTTTAAATGTACCAAATCCGTAAATGTAAACATCTTTTCTTTCATTTAATTGCACATTTAAAGTATCAAAGACAGCATCACAAATTTGTTTTGCAAAATCTTGTGTTGTGTCATATCTTTTTGCAACTATTTTTACAAATTCTTTTCTATTCATATAGTTTCTCCTTGTTATTCCTCTATTTTTTTAAAGTGTCACATCATATAAACACTTAACTGCTTGTTTATTATCTGTGATAATACACATTTGTTCTGGTTTACCTGTAATTCTTTTGTCAATACAATAATCATCTGCGCCAACTACACAGCCACATTGCACAATTTTCACACCGTGAACGGTTTCTAATGCGTTATGATGCCTGTGTCCCATAATTATCCCATCTGGCTTAGTGCCAGTCATTAGTGTTAAGTTTTGAACAACGTTATTTACACTGTCTTTATCACCATGTACCACGTAAAATAATTGATTGCCTCTTGTTCTAAAACAGCAAATTGTGTTGTCAATTCTTGAATCTTCACAGATTTCAACGCCAGGATTATCACTAAACTTTAAATTTAAGCAATATAATAGCATTTCTTCTAGGTTCTCACCTTTTAAATTATCTTCTTTATTTGGCATAATTCTTGAGTGGTTACCTGCAATACCATAAACTTTAATTTTTTCAAAATATGGTTGTAATAACCTTAAGAATTCACCTATAAAGTCAATTACTATTTTTAATTGTGAAATCACATCTTCATTGTTTTGTAATCTTAAGTTGGTATGTACCAAACCAGAAATTTGGTCTCCACCTAAAACCACTAAACATTCTTTACATTTGTGTGTTTTTTGAATCTCGATTATTCCATTCAAATATGTTGCTAATCTTTGACGTAAAACATCAATGTTGTATGTATTCCACCAGTTTTTAACCTCTATTCCAGCGTGCATATCTGACAAACAAACAATCATATCATTGTCGCTATCAATAATTGGTTGCTCGATGAAATCCAAGGTTTCAACTTTATTATCAAAAACTCTTTCGATTGCAGCGATAAATGACTCTTTTCTCGCCTCTCCTCTTACAACTCTTTGATAGTCTGTTCGTTCATCTCTGAGTTTTTGTGTTTCTTTCATAACTTCAAGCTTCTTTTCTGTCATAAGCTTGATATATTTTTCTGACGTTAATTCGGTAAAGACACCAGCTTCATAAAACCTTTTAGCTTGTTGATAAGGCTTACGATATGCAGATTCATTTCTGAACTCAGAAATATCGTCTCGGCATTCGTTGTTGATAATGTCGGCTATTGTAGCCCAATCCATATCTAGTTGACCGTTGTCTTTAGCTTGACATAAACGCCATATATACTGCTCTTCATTCTCTTCAGGTTGTTTATGTAAATCTACCATGTCTTTATTAGAATCTAAAATTCTATCCTCCTTTTAACTCATTTTTTCTTAGGCAAAGCCTAATATATTTATTTCTCTCCTAATCGGTAATTAGTTTTTTTGAAATTTCTCGGCGGACGGTTGTTCAAAAGTGTCGTATAATCGGGCAAAATTTAAAGTGGTTTACCACCCTACCATTTTTTGCCCGTGATAATTTTCCGCCGATTTTTGTAAATTTTCTCTCTATTTTCCGTATCAATTCGCACATATAAGCTCTTTTTTATACTTGAAATCATAGAGGGAAACATCGCCATCTTCACATTCTACTAGTTGATATAAAGGTTCTTTACTGCTTTCTATCAATTTGAAGAATGATTCGTTTGGTTTTCCGAAGAATACCTCGAACATAAATCTTGAAACGTCTCTGTATTCCTTATTGTCTAACTCTTTTAGAGTTAAATACATTGTATAAGGACATTCTGTTATCTTTTCTATTTCTTCTATGCATTCTTGTTTTCGTTCAGCACTTCTCTTTAATATTACTTGCTTCTCGTCTTTTCTCTTTGTATCATAGTCAATATACATTTTTCGTATATCTTCTTTGGCTTCACGAACTATTTTAATGATTTTATCTCTTTGGCTACAATAATATCCTTGTCTTATTGCCATTTCTGGCTTTTTGACTATATCCATAAAAGGAATTACTTCTGTTTTATAAGCTCTCGCCTGTCTAAAATTGTGTGAACCTATAATTTTTTGTAAATAGTCCATAGAAGTCTTAAAATATTTATAATTTATTCTATCACTAAGTTCGTATCCGTTTTCCAAGGTTATCATCTTGAAGAAATTTGGTTTTACTGTCTTGCCACCATCATCAATTTTGTACTTGGCTTTCAAGATGGCAATTTCATTTGTGCTGCTGATTACGAACTCTTTCTTGGCTTTATCAATCTCAATATTGCTCAAAACAGCCAATTTACAAATATCATTATATAATTCTCGACATTTTTCAATATTTTCGCCATTATTTACACGATTCCACAATAAACTGTTCAATTGTTGTGATAAATTGATGATTTCTCCGATTTTATTTACACTAGTACGGATATCTAAGTCTGCTTTGTGTTCCCAATTGTAAAATCTTTCAGTTTTCTTAGATTCTACAAAATTTGTTGGAACTTTGAATATTTTATAATTCTTTTGTGCTGCTGTGATTAAATCTACGTTATCAGTTAACAACATTGTGTCACTATCGTAATCAGCACCATTCAATCTTTGTTGAATGTTTTCATTTATTGCATTTATACAAACAATTTCGTTTGTTAAGTTAAAATATTTATTAATATTTTCTCTATATGTATTTTTCATAAGCAACACATTCCCCATTGTTACGTGAGGGCTTCTAGAACCTAATATTGTTGCTTCAAAAGGGAATTTCGTATTATATATTTCTGTTCCGTTTAATTCACTAGTTCCATCAAATTTGCCAATACTTGCTTTAAGCATTTCTGTACCATTACCAAGGATTGTTGAATAGTTGCCGTTTAAAAGCACGTGTCCTTGTTTTAAATTTCTTATAAAGCCTTTAACTAAATCATTTCTAAAATCTTGATACATTTTTGTTTTAGCAAATTGATTATTGATACCTAGTAGTTTAAATATAATTTCATTTTTGGATTTTAAAGGTGTAATTTCTTCATCATCATTTAAGAATGGATATTTTATGTGATATCTTAGAATATCGTGGTCACTTCTAATTGCTTTCATATATTCTAAAGAAGGAGTAAGTATTCTTTCCATATCATCATATGATAATTGAAGTGTATTAAATAATTGATAGTGGGATTGAACCATTCTACCGTCAAAGAAATGTGTTTCTTTCTCGTGTTTTACAATACCGAATGTTGTATCTATATTTTTAAGCCATTGGTCAATAGTTCCGAACTTGGCATATTTGATACTACTAGGTGTAGTTACTATTTTGATTTGAGAAATATCCGTCGCTGTTGTAAATCCGTTTAGTTGATTTACATCAGTAATATTGTTATCTGCGAAGTATTGTTGAAGATTTGTATTGAAGGCACAAGTCTTAAAGAAACGATTACGTAATAACAACATTCCTTTATCTTGATATTCTCCGAATAAACTAACATCCATGAGTGACTCACCATCCCAGATACTATTCTCAATTTCCATCTCTTTCTGATTTGCTATCAAATGGTCACCTTCAACTTCAACCGCCACCACTTCATCTTTGAATACGCTTTTATAATCGTCAATCACCAAGAAGTTTTCTGGTTGAATTTCCATTGTTCCAATAATACTACTCATAGGAAGTGATATATACGCTTCATATGCTGCTAGGTCTATTTTATCCCCGTCTTTAACATCAAGTCCGCATTTATCCCATTTGCTCATCTTATCCGCTAATGCTTTGTTTATGAATAAACATTTTCCGACACGACTTGAGCCAGAACTTCTTTTATATCTCACATAATCTATTCCGTCGCAAGTAAATCCTTTCTCATATAAAAATTGTCTTAATTCTGATTTGCTCATTATCGTTGGGATTTGACCAACCTGCTCATAGAAACCATTTGAATATGTGAAGTTCTTTCCTAGTATCTCTTGTGGTAATGGTTCGTTGATTTCAACATTCGTTTGTATGGCAATTAACGTACCATCTTGTACACATGCTCCATCTTGTATATTACAATTTGAGAATGTGTAACCAGCACGAACATAAGCATTTTTGCCAGCCTTGTTAAATTCCTTGTATGAGTAATTGAAAGTAACATTGATAATGGTTTGTGTATATTGTTTACCTTTATGTTTAATTACGAAGTTTCTATTCCTCATAGTTTTAAAGTAAACTTCCTCTAACTTAATGGCATCTAAACTCCAATCTAGTGTATTTACGAATTTCTTGAAATTTAAGTTTCCATTTTTATCACGCACTCTGTAACTCTTCACGCTATCATCTTCGGGGTTCATTGCTCCATATAAATCTTTTGCCTCTAATGATAATATTGATATTGATTTATTCATCAATACTCCTCCTTAATCGTCTTGTTCGTCTACTAATTCTTGATAGTAGTCAGTTCGGTATTTCAAATCTTTTTCATATTCAATGATTGCAAGTTCATCGTCATCAAAAGGTGTATAATATTCACAGTATTCTGTATAGTAATCTTTTACATTGTTGAAGTCTGCGAATTCACTAGGGTCAACTTTTCCATTTTTCTTCATCTCTTGTATCTCTTCTTCGTCCATACTGTGTAAAGGACAGTTATCGAACCAGTAGCATTTAGCACATTTTTTAAATCCACATCCAAATCTTGGACGGCTATTGTTATTTGAATTTATCATCTTTTTGTCTCCTTTATATTTTTGGTTTGTTTAAATTTATTTGAGAATGCTTTGGCATTAACTCTAAAGCTTGTTTTGTTGAAATCGCCTGTCGGCTCTTTGTTTTCCTTTAATTTAATTGGTAATAGGTCTTTACCTTCGGCTAGGTTATCAAGCCACTCTGTGAATAATTCCCTCATTCTTCGGCTTGGTAAATATAACCACACCTCTTCTCCTTTTCTAATTGCAGAACGGAATACCCATTGAATTAAAGTAGATATTGCATACATGTTTTCTGAAATGTTTTTAGCACCACGCTCTATCAAATAATTCTTTGCCCAGGTCTGCATATAAACATTTAGACAGTAGGCTAAGTATCGTTTGTTAGAGAAGTCGTTGGTTGCTCTTTTGTTGTATGCTATAAAGCCGTTGGCATAACCTTTGCCTTTAAGCGTGTTTTGATAAGCTTTGAATGTTGACCACATTTTCTCTTCGGCTCCACATTTATATACGTTGTGGAATAAGTTGTATAAATTGCTACGCAGAGTTTGAATTTTAGGTTTACCCTCTTCGGCATCTGCTTTGTTGTACCATGTGAATGATAATGAACCATTTGCGTTCCCGATGTCATTTAACTTTGGTGCATCAAGTATATGTATCTTATCTCTTAACTCTAATCGCCTATCCATCTCACTCATTGGACAGAACTGATACACGCCATCAACCTTTTTAACACCGATTAACTCATAATCAATGTTATAAACATCGAAGAAGTATTTTTGAACTTGGAACTCAAACATGTAAGTTAATATGTATATCTCTTTAAAGCATTGGAACACATCTGGTGGTATTGACCAAAAGTACATCTCATTCCTGTATTTGAGTAAGTTATTGCTTTTGGCTTTAAACATCATATCTGCAAAAGCGCCATCGCTATACTCATCGTCGTCCCATAAGAACTCTTGTTCTTGTGCTTTAATAGTTTTTGATTTTAGTAGAATGTTTATATCCCCTGTACTCACTTCTGCTGGTTGGAAGATGTTCATTACTTCATCTAACACCAATGTATAACCACCGTCTGCTATTAGCTTCTTCGTCTCATCTGTGTAATAACTAAACAGTGCGTGAGTGCTTGCTATATCCTTGCCTTCTCTTAAAAGTTCATGTATAGCATTTAACTTGGAGAAGTTATGCTCGTATGTCTTCTCTGGTGAATAGAACTCTCGTTCTGTACATTGAGCTTTAATACGGTCAACCTCACTCAAGTAAGGAGTTATAAATATGTATCGTCTGTCGTCCTTCTGGTTCATCATTGTAATGCATCCACTGGTCTTCCCAAAGCCGCACATTGCATCACAAACTTTTACTATCAATCGTACACTCCCTCCTTTTGTTAAATTTGTCCTTTAAAATCCTGAAAATCCATTTTACCACCCTGGTGGTGGTAAACCGTTTTCAAAAGGCTTGGAAATTCGGTAAATAATTAAAATCCCCCTAAAAAGAAAGTATATATTGGGGGGAAGTTAAATTCTTCCCGATTTTCCGTAGTAGAAAAAACGGAAGATTTTTTGTCTCGCTACCGCTCGGTCTCTTGCTCTTATAAAACAAAAAGGAATGAGGTAGAGAGCGAAAAATCAATCTAATACACTCAAGTCCTCGTGGCGTGCCATTCATTACGCCCTATCCCTTCGTGCATTAGTTATCCTTTACTTATAAAACATTTTTGAACAAGTAAAAGGATAAAAAAATATATGCTACGACTCTCTATATCATTCCTAATCGTTACCAGCATTATACAACACTTTTGAACAAGTGTCAATACCTTTTTTGAAAAAAGTTTAAAAATTTTTTTTGGAGGTATCCAACACTCTTTCTTTTTATTATTTTTTTCTTTCTTCTTTTCTTCTATCGTAGTGTTATATAATACGTATTGAACTTCACACCATATCTATCTATAATGTTATGTTCTTCTATACTATTATTATATGTTATAGTAGTCTAGAGTGTTATTACGTTATGTAACTACATTACGTTAAAGTGCGTTATGTATCTACATTACATTAAAACTGAAGTGTTTTTACGAAGTATCCGAAGAAAATTAACATTTTTGTATTGTATAGGTGGTAAACAATTCTAAATTTGTACGGATATTTCGGAAGTTTTTATATTCTCTCCAATCTAAATTGAATTGTTTGTAAAGGTTTGAACATGTCAATATCTTTGGATTGATGGGAACATCGTGAAATATTGAGCTGAATGAAATTTGAGTGTTTTGAGAGAGAGATGAGAGAATGATGTGTGAGTCGTGATTCGAGATAAAAAATTGGGTAGAGTGTGATGGAGCGACTACCACTGTTGGTTCTGGTCTTGTTTTTTCTGATATGTAAAACACCCCCGACACACCGAATAAAACAAAATGCGAACAAGTGTAAAAAGTTCACATTTTTATTTTTGATTTGAATATATATAATAATATACTAGACAAGTTAAAAAATACTATAAAATGGCGAAAATAAAACATTTTTGAAAAAGTTAAAAAAGTTGTAAAAATCGTTTGACTTATTCTTTTTAATTTGCTAGTATGTGTATGTCAAGTGGCAACTACTACCTACCCACAAGACAAAAAAATATATATAAAATGGAGATTTAAAAACTATGAAAAACACACAAAAACAAACAAACGAACAAACACAAAACAAAACACAAGAAGGCAAAAGATATTTGCAAAATGAGTTAATGCAATACCTTATAGACCACGACACCGAACACCTAAATAATATTGCATATATTATTGTTAAAAAAACTATGTTTACTTATAGTCAAACAAGTTCACAAGGTCAATACCTATACACACAAGCAAGATACAAAAAAACACAAAATCAAGATATACAAGATTTGAAAAGTGAGTGCATATATGCAATATTACAACAACTAACCGACAACGAACAAGACACAAGCATAATAATAAAAAATGCTTTTAGACAAGTAAACAATTATTTGTATAGTTTAAGGTCAATACAAATAAGCACTAGACCGATGCAATATAGCATAGAAGAATTAACCGAAAACGGCATACAATTAGTAAATATTCATAATGGCATTTGCGCATTAGTAAAAAACGATGAATATTTTGACAATGTTGACACCGACACCGACAACGAAAAACGACTACAAGACCAAAAACTTATCAAACAAATTTTAGCACATTTAACACCACTACAAAAGCAAGTTGCTAAAATGCTAGCATTAGGGAACAACATTTCACAAATTGCGCAAAAAATGAATAGAAAAAGACAGACAATACAAGACCATATTAAAAGCATTAGAAAAATAGCAAACAAAATTAAAAACTAAAATAATTAAATAATGGTAGTAGTTAAAATTAGCAAGTGTAAAAAGCACTTGCTTTTTTATTGTCTTTTTGTCTTTTGCACTTGCAAACAAGCACCCTGCACCCCACTACATATATAGTGTAAGCAAGTGCAACGGAACAAGCACCCTGCACCCCACTACATATATAGTGTAAGCAAGTGCAACGGAACAAGCACAA